CGCCACGAGGCAAAGAATCAGAATTTAATCAAGGCGGACAGTCAGTGCTCATTGCCGGGCGCAAATTATCGGTCGTATGAGAAGCTTTGGAAGAGGGCTCCAGAGGGGATGTTGTTGCAGCTCGAAAATGGACTGCCGGTGGTGGTGTACAAGCAGGCGCTCGCGGAGCTGGCGGTGCGCGGAGGCGGAAAGTTGCGGAAGGATTCCCAAACGGGCCGCGCGACGAGCAAGTCGCCGGCTGAGCGCGAGAAAGAGGCGAAGCATCGGGCGCGGTGCGCCGCCTTTCGGAGCTCGATCGAGTTGATCGTGAAAGGGGAGGAGTCGAAGGGGAATGAGACGGATCGCGAATTTTGGACGGTGTTTTTCCGGACACTGCAGGCGGCGGCCCGGCAATCGGCGTGGAAGCCCCTGTGCGTGCGCCGTGGATGGCCGTATAACTCGCGAGCCTGCAACTGGATCGAGGGAAAGCTGGCCGCGATGAGCGGGGCACAGATTCGCGCGGCCGCACTTGAGTTGTTGCTCCAGGAGCGTGGGCCTTCGAATTGGGGCAACGGTGAATGGGACGCGAACTTGCTGAAGGCGTGCGGCCGTCACCGGATCGACCTGGAGAAGCTCGCGAAAGGCGATGTCCAGACGGCTGGACAAAAGCCGGCGAAGGCGAAGGGAGGGAACCGATGAGCGAGCGGACGCTGCTGGAAATGTTCATCGAGCTCAACTCCGATTCGATCGATGAAGAGGGGATCAGGTTGCCGAATTCGTTTTTGAAGACGACGGACGAGAAGCTCGTGGTGATGGCGCTCGATATGTCGTCGGGTGTGACGTTTCTATACCAGGCGATCAGGCGCACGATGGCGGCACATCCGCCGCGCGAGCTGGTGTTCGGCTTCGACCGTTTCGCCAAGCCTGACCAGGGAACAACGCTCGGAGATCTGTTGTCGGTCCATCACTTCGACGGGAAGGCATGGAGATTCGGTGTGATGGAGTATCGCCACGAGCCGCGGCTGGTGTTGCCAGTGAACTGGTCGAACGAATGGTGGGGTCCGCGCCTGGCTGATGAAACCGCAAAATGCCTGAGGATCACGGTATGAGTCTCGACGAGAGAATTCAGGCGATCGACGAAGGGGAGCGGCAGGGCATCTTGCTTGCGTTGGCGCTCTGCGAGCTGCAACGGCCGGGTTGGCATTATTTCCTCGGGAAGATCGCGCACAAGCTGGGCGGGGTGGCGATGTATGAGGCGTTCAAGAAATACAATGGTCCGCCGGAACTGGATATTGTCTGGAAGTGCCACGCTTGTGGGGAGGATCGGCCGGACGCACTGATCCAAGTCTACACGTACGATCTGACGCCGCCCGGGCTGCCCGACGGAAGCTTGAAGCTGAATCTGCGATATTGCGCCGATCGGCCGGCTTGCTTGGAGGGGGCGCAATTGCAGGCCAGGCAATGGAGCCGCCGGTTCTCGAAGGCGGATTCAGACACCGAATAGAGGTTGTGGGGTCGCCGGTAACGTGTTCGCTTCAAGGATGGGTGAGCAAACGATCGATATTTTGCCGTTCCGCTTCGGATGGAAGACAATTAAGTGCCCAGGCGCGGAGCCAGTCTATCTAGAGGAAAAGGAGGCGATTACCTACGCGACCTTCCGCGCGCAGAGCGAGTCCATTGAGAAGGTGTGTGCGATCCGGATTTTCGCGCCGGACGGGGTCACGGTCGAACGGATCATTCCACCGCCGGCGCCGACTGAGCCTGGCGGCGCGCCCAGCGCGTGAGGACTTGAGTAGCGGCGGTTTCGCGGTAGTATCGCGCCCGGATGGTCCACCTCAGCCTGAGCGGCGATACCCCGGAGCAGATTGACCAATGGTGCGTGAAGCGCCTGCGGATGAGGGGTTATCTCGTGATGCAAAAGTGGACGTGGGAGCGGCCGGGGCAGCTTTGCGAGCGCTTGGGGATTTCGCGCGATACGCTGGAACGCCGGATGGCAAGCCGGTGGTGTCCGGAGGTGAAGCAGGAGAGGGGGCCGACGGGGAGATTGATCGCGGTGGCGAGCAATCCGGCGGCGGATGAGTTTTTCGCGGTGAAGGTGCGGAGACCGCAGGATTGCAGGGGTTTTCGGCGCTTTGTCGGCAAGAAAGGAGGGCGAGGGGCTAGTCAGAGGCATCCGAGGCGCTGAAGAATGGCGATCATGTCACCCCACGAGTTTAACGACGCGGCCGATCGAGCGACCTATTCATCGGATATGGCAGGGCAGATCGATTCGATCGAGGATCGTCTGCTCGAGCTGGTGGAACTGGACGAAGAGGGGATGGCAGAGCTGATTTCGAGGATGGAGGAGATGACGCCTGGCGTACGGCGAACCGTAGTCGCGCTTGCGGCCGGTGTGCTGCGGAAGGCGGACGATGCGGGAATGGTGCGCGAGTTGTTCGGGTGCGCGGCGCCGGTGAAAGAGGATCTGGCGGAGTTCGCGGAGATGATGAAGCGGGAGATCAAGGGGAACAACAATCCGGCGCTGCAGGCGCGGTGCATTGATTTCGTGTATCGACTGGGATTGAACGGCGGCAAGAATCAGACGCAGATCGCGGAGCAAAGCGGGGTGGGGAAGGCGGCGGTGAGCAAGCGGTGTCGGAATTTGGTGAAGCGGCTGAGGCTGAAGCTGCCGAAGGGAATGAAGTCGGAGACGGCCGTGCGAAATTACGAGGAGCGGCAGAAAGGGCGACAGCAGCGGCCACCGAAAGAGCCGTGGCCGTTTGCGGGGTTTTTCACGCGGGCTCTCTCGATTCCCAATGCGCTCACTTGAATCCGCGTGTGCCGCCGGGCGGCTGAAGAAAGCAGCGGCTAAGGCTGAGATCGAGGTCGTGAATGAGCAGGTGATCGAGCTGCAGGAGGCGTGTGACGAGGCAATGGATGCACTGAGCCAAGCGGTCGCGGGATTGGAGCATGCGGTGGGGAAGGTGAGGCGAGCAGGGCAGCTATTGCGGGAGCAGTTCGAACGCGTGGAGTATGGGGAGCGGGCCACGTGGGTGGAGCTCAACTTGCCGAGGATCAGTCTGCGGACCGCGCTGAATTGGAGGAAGGTGGCAGAGTTCTTCGAGCGAAACCCATTGGAGACGCCGTCGACGGTCCGTCAGGTCTACAAGCTGTGTGGCGTGATACCTGAAGAGGAGTCGTCGAAGTCGGGAGGGCAGGAGTCTGGCGGCTCGATCACGCAGATCGCCCAGGCGTTTACGTCACTCGAGCAGAAGCTCAAGGCCCGCGACGTGGAGAAGCTCGACCGCGAGGAGCGGCTCATACTTCGGGACAGGCTCATTCCCTTCGTTCGCCTCTACGAACGCCTCCACGAGGCCTAGACGGCCGCCAGGCCCCCCCAGGGAAGGAATCTCTTCCACCGGGGGCCATGGCAGCAGTCTAAACGACTCAAGGCCTTTTTCTACGTATGACCCCAAAAGCTAGTTCCCATGAAATTCGACGGCCCAAGCGGAAGCCGGCCGCCCACGTCCAAGCGTCTGGAATTCCGGTCTACTGCTCCTTTGAGAAGATCGTTCCCGCCTCCGATCTGGAGCCGCACCCAGAGAACGCCAAGCTCCATCCGGCCGCGCAGCTCGACCGCTACGAGACCGTCGTAGTCGGCAACGGCTGGCGTCGTTCCATCGTCCTCTCCTCCCTCTCCGGGCGCATCGTGAAAGGTCACGGCGCCTGGGCCATGGCCAAGCGCCGCGGTTGGGATGTTCCCGTCGAAGTCCAGCCGTACAAGTCCGTCGCCGAGGAGCGCCGCGACATGCTCGCCGACAACCGCCTGGCCGAGCTCGCCGAGACCGACGACGAAAAGCTCGCCAAGCTCCTCACTGGCCTCGGCGAACAAATCATTCTCGCCGGCTACGACCCCTCCGAACTCCAGCGCCTCCTCGAGGACGCCGCCGTCCCCGAAGCCGAGTTCCCCATCACGGCGAAACTGCACGAGCAGTACGACTACGTCCTCGTCTTCTGCACCAACGCCTCCGACTTCGTCTTCCTTCAGACCCTCACCGGCGTTCGCCAGGAACGCTCCTACAAAAAAACCGGCGCCGGTCTCGGCCGCGCCATCCCGTTCGATCGCTTCCTCAAAGCTCTCCGTGAAAATCGTCATTCCCTCGATGTCCAGGGCACAAACCATGACCACGCACCGGCTCCTGCCCAGCGCGATCGTGTGCGTCCCGAAAAGCCAGCTAGCCGAGTACGCGCGCGTCGTCGGAAGTGACCGCGTCGTCACGCACCCGGACACCGTCAAAGGCCTCACGCCTAAACTCAATTGGTGCTTCGACGCCTTCGGGCCGACGGAAGACGCCGTAGTCTTCGTGGACGACGACATCACCAGCGTGCAGCGCTGCTTCGTGCAGCCAGGTGAAAATGCGACGGTCCGCGATCCGGAGCTCATCGAGTCAATCGTCCGTCATACCTTCCTTCTCGCGCGCGACGTCGGCGCCTACTTCTTCGGCTGGGAAGCGAGCAACGGCGCGCTCCGCTACTACACCGGCCTCAAGCCGATCGCGCTCACCGGCTACATCAACGGCTGCGCCATGGGATTCCGCGCCGGCCACGGCCTGCGCTTCGATGAGCGCATCGTGGCGAAGAACGATTTCGACATCTCAGCCGCGAATGCCTGGAAGCACCGCCTTTGCGTGAAGGATTGCCGCTACACCTTCTGCCAGAAGGAAACCTTCGTCGGCAAAGGTGGCCAGGCCGCCTATCGTACCTCAGTCACCGAAAAGCGTGACGTGGAGCTCCTCCGCAGGAAATGGGGCGACCTCTTCCACATGGGCGGCCACAGCGGCACCCGCAAGCGCGACTACGCCGGCGCGCAAAAGATCACGATGCATCTGCCGTTCTAGAATGAGTCTCAAAGAGCTGATTAAGGGGGTCGCGGCTGCGTTCGCAATTATCTATCTCCAGACTGCATTTACCCTTCTATTTGTGCTGCTCCTAAAAGCAACTAGCCAAGAAATGGTCGTGAAGGTTGACCCAATTGCATGGCCGCTCTGTATCATTAGCGGACTGTATCTTGCCTGGTATGTGAAGCACCGCCCCTGCCAGCGCCAACAATAATTTTCCGCCGCTGGTTTCGCTAGACGTACGAACTCCGGACGGCGAATCTTCACACGTCGGCAGGCAATTCTGCCGGCGCCAAAACCTAAACGGGGACGAGCTCAACCCCTCCAAAAACGGAGCAAGTGTTACATGTCACATTGCCTCTCTATTCAAAAAGGCCGCGCGGAAATGTTCAGTGGTCGCGGCATCAATCCCTGGCACGGGCTCGGGACAGTCGTCGAAGGCCTTCTCACCGCCAAGCAGGCGCTTGAAGCGGCGCACCTGGACTGGCGCGTCCTACAGCGCCCCGTCTTCATTCAAGCGGGCGACCGTCACCAGCAAGTTGCCGGTTACAAAGCAATCGCTCGGGAGGATTCGGGTGCCGTCCTGTCCATCATGAAGGACACGTACCATCCTATCCAGAACGCCGAGGCCTTCGAGTTCTTCGATGCGGTGGTCGGCGAAGGCCAAGCCGTTTACGACACCGCCGGTGCACTGCACGGCGGGCGCCGCGTCTGGATCATGGCGCGCCTTCCTCAGCGCCTCTTCATCGACGACAGCGACCAGCTCGAACGCAACATTCTGTTGAGCACGTCGCACGATGGATCGAGCACGTTGAAGATGATGCACGTCACCACGCGTGTCGTTTGTCAGAACACCCTCACGATCGCGCTTCGCGGCGCCGCCAATTCGATCAGCATCCTCCACCGTGGCAACTACAAGGACCGCGTCGCCGAGGCTCAGCGCGCGCTCAAAGTCTCGTACGGCTACTTCGACCAGCTCGGCGAACTGATTAAGTCCCTCGCCAAAGCTCCGTTCGCCCGCTCTGAAATGCAGGGCTTTACGGAGAAGCTCCTGCCCGGCCGGGAAGGGGAGAAGTCCCCCAGGACGGAGAAGGCCCGCGGCGAGATCGCCGGCCTCTTCTCTCGCGGTCTGGGGAATCACGGCCGGACGAAGTGGGACGCGTTAAACGCGGTCACTGAGTACGTCGACCACCACCGCACGTACGGGAAGACGAAGGACGGCACTGCGCAGGAGACCCGCTTCGCCTCCTCGCTGTTCGGATCCGGCGCCGATCTAAAGGCCCGCGCCGTTGATCTCCTCCTCTCGTAGGACCGGCGCACCGACACCGCGGGCGCTCGCCAAATGGCGGGCGCCCGCTCGTCGTTGCGCAATCCCGCGCGCGAGCACCGGAAGAGCCAACCGCCCAAATCGGCTCAAGCCCCACAATTGAAAAAATCACCAAACGCGGAAGCGATGAAGCTTCCCGACTCCCTCCTCGTTCGTTACTTCCGTTCCGGCGAGATTGATGAAATCCGCACGGTCGAGTTCCCCGAGGGCCGCTGCCTCGTCACCCTCCCTGATCGACGCGATGCCTGGCGCGATCTCGGCGGAGGACTTGGCTACGTGCCTGATCAGGCCGAGGACTGACGGCTTGCCTTCCCGCGAGACCGTTTCATTGTTGTCGGCGTGAGCGCCGCCAACGCCAAGGACGCGGCCGCAAAGTGGATCGAAGGGGCGCAACTCCCCGAAGATCTGCGCGGCCGTAAAGTGCAGCTCGTCACTTTCGAGAGTGACGAGCATTGCCTGTTTTTCTACCCGCGCCGCGTGTTGAAATGGCAGCAGCAGGTTACGACGTACCGGTCCCGCGCGATCCGAACGCGCAAGGGTCGGGTCATCCGGTTGCTTATCACTCCAGAGATGTACACGGCTTGGCTGGAAGCGGAGGGGAAGACCGATTCCGCGAGCGTTCGCAGAGCCTATGCGGACGGGTGCGAGCGGTTGCTCGCGCCGGAAGAATCAGCCGAGGCATAGCGGTGGCTACTCAGCACCGGCCTTGCCAGCGTCACGGAAAGTGACTGTTCGATTGGTTTAGCGCGACGTCACGACTGGCGACGGCGAAACTTCTCGTGTCGATGGGATTACCTCATCGGCGAGAAACCAAATCCGGGACGAGCCAACCCGACCAAAAACGGCGCCTCACCAAATGAAACCAGTCACTCAGATCCGCAGCACCGGCCTTTCGCGCATCAATCGCCTCGTGAAAGCCCACCGCCATCTCGAAGCTCTCCGCCCCGCCTTCGCCGAGTGGGCCAGCGGTGAAGTCTACGTCTGCAAAAAGACCGGCGATTACCGCTATCGCTTCGGCGATCGCAGCAAATCCATCACCCCTTGGAGCGCGATCGCCCGCCAAGTCTTCCCCTCGCCGGAGGCGCTCGCCTTCGCCGCCATGGTCCTTGCCGATCAGCAGCCGGCCGCGCTCGAGCAGCCCGCGCCCATCACGGCGCTCCCCGCGCCGGCGGCGCCGTCCAGCCGCGTGAATGTCATCGCCCTTGCCAATCAAGCCGCCGCGTAATCATGCGCACCCTCACTGTCACCAAAATGCACCGCGCCAGTGGCCACATCGCCCGGCCGCGGTGGACCGCAGTCCCGCAAATCCGGATGTCTGGACATTGGCTCGCCTCTGCCGGTTTCAGCGCCGGCAGCCGCCTCCAGGTCGAGATCCGCGACGGCGCCCTCGTCATCACCGCCAAATGAGCACGCCACGCTTCCCCCTCATCGGCCCCGCCGCCCTCGTCCTGCAGGCCGCGCGGCAACTCGCCGCCGGCCAGGATCGGATTGCCCTCCTTTTGGAGGGCAATCCGGGCGGCGGCAAGACTCACCTTGCCGACCAGCTCGCGCTGGAGCTCACCGGCTCCGAGTTCGCGATCGAGCGCGTCAACGGTCAGAGCCTCGGCATCGAAACCGTGCGCGCCTGGCGCGACTCCGCCCGTCTCGGCAATCTCTTCTCCGACTGGACCGTCAAGCGCGTCGACGAGATTGATCAGGCGAGCAGCTCGGCCATGTCGGAGCTGCTCACGTATCTGGACTATCTCCCCGCCCGCGCCGCCATCGTGGCCACCACGAACGAATACGGCAAACTGCGAGCCCTTTGCAAAGGTCGCCTCGAGACGCGCTTCGTCCGGTACCGGGTCGATTCCCCGTCGGTCGACGACACCGCCCGCTTCGTCCGGAAGCACTTCGGCCTCCGCGCCGATCAGGCCCGCGCCATCGCGGCCGGTTCCGTGCCCGACGGCTCGCTCCCCACCGAGGGCTGCAACGTCCGCGCCGCCATCAATGACGCCATCGCGCTGCGCGCCGTCGCCTCCATCACCGCCGTTGCCGCATGACCTTCGCCGAAATCATCACTCCGGGCGGCTACAAAGTCGGCGAAGTCGCCAGCGCCATGCAGAAGTCCATCCGCCGCGGTCTCGAAGACGAAGCTCTCTTCTGGGCCACCGAACTCGATCTCGCGAACTTCAGCGAGTACGTCTGGAAGCGGCTCGCCATCATCGCCAGCGAAGACGTCGGCCTCGCCGATAACTCCGCGGCCGTGCTCATCGAGTCCCTCTATCAGCGTTGGGCCCGGCAGCGGAAGAAGGACGATACGAAGCACGCCCCCGAGCGCCTCTTCCTCGTTCACGCCATCCTCTACCTCGCGCGGGCCCCGAAGAGCCGCCTGGTCGATCACGCCCTGATTGCCATGTACGAGGCTCCCCGGCTCAAACGTGAGATCCCCGACTACGCCCTCGACCTCCACACGGCCCGGGGACGGGCCGCAAAACGCCGGTGGAAGCACTTCTGGGAGGAAGGAGCCAAGCTCAACAACAAAGCCCCGTTAATCGACCCTTACGAAGCCACCGCCCGCGAAACCCGCCGCGAGCAACAACTCGACTTGGATTTCTAGCCGTTATCAGCGGCGTGCTCACCCGTCGCGGTTGATTCGTTCTGCGCGGTGGGAGAGCCGGCGAGGTCGGGTACCCACCAACGCTTAATTCCAAGCGGCAACTTGTCCGAGAGCTTCAACCCGTATTCCTCGGCTACTGTGGGAATTTCGCTGACGTGTGCGAATCCTAAGAGGTTCCCATGTGAGTTGTGAATGACCATAAGTGACCCGTCATTCACCCGGACAGCCGCGCCGATTTCGTCACTGAACTCTACCTCGCCGTCAATCACAAGCCAGCCAACAACGGGATGGATTTGCGCCGTCTCCCCTTCGTGAAATACAGCAAACCAGTCCTGACAAGGTGCAATCGATCTGACGTTATCCAAGGTTTTCCGGGGGTTCTTAATAGCCATCTCAAGGATCGTAGGACAGAACTGCACCTTAGCAAGCCTTTGACAGTCCGCCCGCCGGCGTGCAGCTCACGCCCGAAGACCTGGCCAAGCTGGAGACGAAGCAGGTCGCCAACATCATTCGCAAGCTCAACGCCGGGAAGAGCCTCACCGCCCGTGAGGAGGCCATTCTCTCGCGCACCCGCACGTCGGAAGTCCAGACGCCCGGACAGACCGCCGCGGCGGCGCCGATCACGAGCGGTTTTGCCAAGACGTGGGACGAGCTCGCCGAGATCCTTTCCGTCGATCGTCGGACCCTCACCAATGCGCGCGCCAAATTCGGCAAGCTCTGTCCCAAGGACAAAGCCGACGGGCGCAAGGATATCGCCCTTTGGGCAACGTTCGTGGAAGAGAAGGGGATCCGCGGCCGAGGCGTGAACAATCAAGAGATCGGCCTCGATGAGCGGGAACTCCGGTTGCGCGAATGGAAGAACAAGCTCGAACGATCCGAGTTCGAACTGGAAAAGGCGAAGAAGCTCTCGCTGGCCGTCGCCGAATTTGAAGCCGCCCTCGGCGACATGCTCGGCGCCTTCCGCGCCAATCTCAATCGCCTGCCCGGGCGCGCGGCCAGCAAGATCATGAGCCGCGCCAAGGGCACGCTGCTCCGCGTCCTCAAAGACTCGCTCACGGCCACCGTCTACAAGAAGGTGGAACTCTGCCTCGATCGTTCGCCGGCGCTCGACTACGCCGATATCGAGGAGGCGCTGCAGCGGGAGGTAGACACCGTCCTCTCGGTCCTCCACTCCTGCGAGTACCTGAAGGCCGATCCCGATCTGACGTGAACGTACATTCTTAAAACCCTCGAAAAGGGGGCGGGCCGAAAATCGCGTCCGTTGCCTGGGTGCAAAAATCCCTCATTTCGCGGGCCAGCTCTGCCCTTTGCGAGAGGTCGGTTAGGAGGGAAAAGTCGAGAACTGGGGTCGAGTAGGAGACATAGCGTCCGCCGTTGTTGCCTATGAACGAAATTTTGAAGCCGCCGGTGGCCTCGGCGATGCAGATTTGACCTTCGGTGCCCGTCGGATTCCACGCCTCTGCCAAATGCTCGATAGTGATCGCATTTTCGTGCCGCAGCCCTGGAAGGAAGACGAGCTCCATGTGTGGCGCTCACCGTGGGGGCGCCGACCGCAATGTCCACGTTAATCGAGCCTGAGCTTCCCATAATGCTTTGGCCTACGGCGTTATAACCGTCGGCGATTCGACACCGCCGCCGGGGCGATGTCCTCGTTCGGTCAGAAGTGTCACCGTCTCTTCGTCAGCCTCATCCAGGCCGCCCTCCTTCCGGCGCCGACGCTCCTGATTTGGCAGTGGCTCGATCAAAACGTCGTCGTTCCGATGATCGTCGGCAGCCGGGAACACGGTCCGCTCGACACCGGCCGGATGCCGCAATGGCGCGGACTCCTGGAGAAATACGCCGATCGGCGCTGCCATTTCTTCACCCTCTGTAAGTCGGCCCGCGTCGGCGGCACGCTCTTCTTTGGCATCTGCCTCGTTCTCGAAAAGATCGCCCGTTGGCCCGGTCCCATCATCTGGATGGACCCCACGCGCAAGACCGCGATCCGCGTCTCGCGCGCGGAAATCGAGCCCTACATGCTGGAATGCAAGCCGGTCCGCGAGCTGTGCATTTTCACGAAGACGTTTTGGACCGTCTTGGAGAAGCAGCTCAAGAATTGCCTCTTCTCCGTCATCGGCGCTGGCAGCAACAACGACATGGGCGGCCGGCAAGGAGAGCTGTTCGTCATTAATGAGCAGGACCGGATCCCGAACCGGTCCACCGACGCGCCACCTCCCAGCGAGGAAGCGATCGCGCGCACCTCTCAGTTCGAGGAAACCCGGAAGATCGTCCGCAACTCCACGCCCACGCTGGAGAATGGCCTCACCTGGGGCGAGTTCCTCGCCGGCAGTCAGGACTATTGCTACGTCCCGTGTCCGGAGTGCCAGCGCAAGCAGCGGCTCACCTTCTGGAAGGAGCCGGCCGATCCGGAGCGGTGGATCCGCCTCGACTCCGAGCCCGACGCCCTGGAGCGGGAGCAATTCAGCGACGTGAAGGAAGCGCCCGACGGCCGCGGTTGGCTCTGCAAGGGCATCCCTCAGACCGGCCGCATTTGGTGGCCACCGGAATGCAAAGGCAAGAAGACGAAGCTGTGGGACGTCGACGCGATCGCGCGCGGCGCAAAGTACGAGTGCGCCTTCTGCGAGGCGAAGATCAGCTACGATCTGCTGTGGTGGATGAACGATCGCTACGAGTGGCGCTCGCATAATCCGGACGCGCCTCGAGATCACGTCAGCGCCCAAATCTCCGCGCTCTACTCGCCGTGGCAATCCTGGGGCGCGATCGCCAAGCGTTACATGCTGGCCATCGGCAGCGCCACGAAGCTCCACGCCTTCTACAACCTGATTTTGGGTCTGCCCTATATCGCAGTCCCCACGCGCATCACCAAGAAGGCTTTGGAGCTGCTGCAGCAGAACAGCCCGCGTTATGCCCGGCAGTTCCCCGACGATCCCGAGGCGGAGCTCATCCTCCCCGCGCGGCCGGTCATTCTCGATATGGAGTGCGACGTCCAGCAGACGGAGCTCTGGTACACCATGCGCGCGGTCATGGAGGATGGATCGCGTTACGTCATCGCCTGGGGGACGGCCGGCTCCTTTGCCGAGCTGGAGCGCCTCAGCAATCGCGTTTGGAAGTACGACCACGGCCCCGACGCGCCGGCCGAGGCGCGCTATGAGGAGTTCACCGTCTTCATCGGGATCATCGACACCGGCTACAAGGCGAAGCGGCAAAGCGGCGTCTACGAGTTCCTCCACACCCAGGGCGGTCGCTGGCAGGGCGTGAAAGGCGGCGCCTACTCGCTCGCCCGGGAAAAGCCGATCACGGAAACCACGGTCACCTTCAACTTCAAAGGTCTCGGCGCCGTCGACGTGCCAGTCGTGCAGTTCAACGACTTCATTTTGAAGGAGGAACTCTATCGCTTCGTCATCAAGGAGCGCCGCCCGCCTCCTCTCTTCCTCCCCGAAAATCTCGACGAACACTTTGTGACGCAGGTCACGAGCGAGCATTTGACCAAGCGCAAAATGCAGGACGGCCGCAACGAAGACGTCTGGCAGGTCACCGACGGCATCGATCCGCACCTGGGCGACTGCCTCAAATACGGCGAAGTGCTCAGCTTCATCTTCGAGCCGCCCCTGCTCCAGAAGATCCGCGTGAAGATGGACGAACAGCGCGCCGCCATCGTCGCCCGCCTGCAGCGGAACTAATACGGGATCCGGGCGACGATCCTCCCGGACT